AAAGTTTAGGGCAGATTAGCTCAGTTAGTGGGTTGGCACGTTAATTATGCAGATGTAAAAAATATGAAAGATGTTTATAAATATTTAGTATGTAATTATCCAGAAATAGAACCGCACCTTTTACAAAATATGTACAGGATAACTATTAATAATGATGTTTTAAAAACAAAAGAGGATTTAGATGTTATTAGTGAAGGTGAAATTAGAATGATTCCGATTGTTTCTGGCAACTTTTTCTTTTTAGCCGCTGCATTTATTGGTGCTGGTGCTGCTGTAGGTGCTCTTGCAACTGCTGGAACCTTATTGGCAACTATCGGAACTCAATTAATTACATATGGGGTGACTATGGCAATATCTGGTGTAACAAATATGCTTTTTCCACAACAACAACCACAAGTTGGTAATAGCGCATTAAGTGAAACAGATGCAAGGGTAAATTATTCTTTTAGTGGCATCCAAAATGTATCTCGAAGTGGAGTTTGTATACCCTTGATATATGGGGAAGTTTTTACTGGCTCTATTGTGGTGTCATCTGGAACTGACACTGCTCCTGTATTTAAAAGTTAATTATGGTCTTACCAAGTGCTGTCCCACCTAGCAGTGAAGAGCCTTCTTTTAAGCCTGTACCTCGGTCAATTATAGCGTTTCCAAGCAGTGAAACTTCTTACTATGATTCCACTCTCAAAGATGGAGACATAGGATCAAGGCAGTTTGTTACAACCATAGATGTTGTTGCAGAGGGTCAAATAGCTGGTTTTCCTTCTGCGATAGATGCTGGATTAACTCATGGGACAGTTGCCTATCGTATAGCAAGTCTTAAAGATGTGTTCCTGAATGGCACACAAATACTACAACAAAACGCAAGTAATACTGATCCAACTGCAACTGATTTTAACTTTGGTACGAGCGAAGCAAATGCACCTTCTTTTGCCACAAAACTAGGTACAACAAATCAAACAAAAATTTCAGCAATTACACAAACAGAAAGAGATAGAAGTATAGGTGCCTCTGTCACAAAAGCACAAAGTCAACCTGTAACTATAACTGACACTTCAACAGAAGGTGTTAGAGTGACCCTTGGATTTCCAAGACTTCAACAAGTAAAAGATGATGGAAATATATCTGGACGAATAGTTCTATATAATATACAAGTAAAAAATCAAGCTGGAACATTAATAAAAAAAATTAATTCATCTAGTGATTTATCAGGTTTAGATCGTGATATTCATACCTCTGGAGGAAGAATTGAAGGTAAAAGCACATCACCTTACTTTAAAGATCATATTATAATTTTTCCAGAAAATATTGCCTCATCTGATTTTCCAGTAACAGTAACAGTTGAGAGAGAAACAGAAGATAGTACAAATCCGTCACGAATATTTGATTCTTTTGAACTTTCATCAATTACCGAATTAATTTTTGAAAGCCCTACTTTTCTAAATACTGCTTATGCAGCCTTACGTTTTGATGCTGAAATCTTCAGATCCATCCCCCAGCGTATGTATAGGGTCAGGGGTCGCCTTGTAAAAATTCCGTACAATTCAACAGTCAGAGCAGATGGTTCCTTGTCTTTTGATGGTGATTTTAATGGAACTCTCAAAACAGCAAAGGAATATTGTAATGATCCAGCTTGGGTGCTTTATGACTTAATTACAGAAGAAATTGCGGGCTTTGGTGATTTTGTTACTGAGGATGAAGTTGATAAATATTCTTTTTATAATGCCTCTGTTTATAATTCAACTTTAATTGACAACGGACAGGGCGGTACTGGCCCTAGATTCAGTTGTAATATAGTTATTCAACAATCAACACAGGCATATACTCTGCTTAATAAGATTGCTTCAAGTATGAGAGCAAGTCTTTATTTTGAAGATTCAAAAATAACACTTGTACAGGATAGACCAACAACAAGCACATATTTTTTCTCATATGCAAATGTGAAAGAAGGCGGTTTTGTTTATACAGGAGCAAGCCAAAGAACAAAAGACACAGTTATAAATGTGAAATATTTTAATAATGAAAGCAGATCATATGATTATGTAACTGTTCAAGATACTGCCGCTAATCAGTTAAAATTTGGAGTTGTTGTTAAAAATATTGAAGCGGTTGGTTGTAGCGATATTGCACAAGCCCGAAGGATGGGTTTATGGCATCTTTATACGCAAAACAATGAAACAGAAACAGTTGGATTTACAACAGATGCTTCTGCTGGGTCTTTAATAAGGCCATCACAAATTATTACAATACAAGATCCTGTTCGTAGTGGTTTTAGACGTTCTGGAAGGATTTCAGCAGCAACTACAACTCAGATAACTATAGATAACACTCAGGATTTGCCAACAACTCCTATAACAGGAGATCAACTTTCAGTAATTCTCACAGACGGCAGTTTAGAAACTAAAACAATATCAACTATATCTGGCAACCTCATTACTGTTGATAGTGCTTATACTTCAGCACCACAAGCAAACAGCGTATGGTTATTTGAAAGGGCAACGGTAGAAACTGAGGACTTCAGGGTTTTATCAGTCAAAGAAGAAAATAATGAATTTACTATCACAGCAATGTTTCATGATGCGAATAAATATGCCTTTATTGAAGATGAATCATCAATAACAACACCAACAATAACAACTTTAATAGAACCAAAATCAGCTCCTAGTAACTTACAGGCAGAAGAATTAATTGTTGTTCTTGGTGATAGAGCAGTGAGTAAAATTATTCTTAGTTGGCAACCAGAAGCTGGTGTGTCGGAATACTCTGTAAAATATCAATTTAATAACGGTAATGTTAAAACAAATATTGTAACAAGTCCTACTTTTGAATTATTTGATAGTGAACTTGGAACTTATACCTTTGAAGTTTTTAGTTATAACGCATTAAGAGTTCCAAGTATTGAGCCGACATCACTTACTTTACTTGCAAAAGGAAAAACAGCAGTACCAGCAGATGTTCAAAACTTAGTTATAGAGCCTGTTAATGAGGATTTTGTAAGATTGCGTTTTGATAAATCAACAGATGTTGATGTTATTCATGGTGGAAATGTGGTTGTCAGGCACAGTAATTTAACGGATGGCACTGGTACTTTTACAAACTCTGTTGACCTTATTCCAGCATTGTCTGGAAACATATCTGAAACATTAATCCCAGCAGTTGCAGGTGAGGTGATTCTCAAATTCCGTGATGATGGTGGCCGCTTAAGTACTGGGGAAACATCTGTTATTGTATCCCCTCCCGAAACTCAACCAACATTACTTGCTTTCACTGATAGAGAAGATACCGACACCACACCATTCGCTGGAGTTAAAACTAATGTATTCTATAACTCAACGCTTGGGGGTCTCTCTCTAGGTTCAACAACAACCATTGATAGTGTTGCTGATATAGATAGTTTATCGCAGATTAATATTTTAGGGGATGTTGCAAGCTCTGGTGTTTATGAGTTTGCTAGTCCTTTGGATTTAGGTTCGACAATGGATCTTAAATTAATAAGGCATTTTGTAACAGAGTCTTTTATAGCAAATTCTCTTATTGATTCAAGAACCGCTCTAATTGATACTTGGGATGATATTGATGCTTTGACAGCTTTCAGTACTAATGCCACTTTACTAGCGGCAACTACGACTCAAGATCCTTCTTTGTCTACCTCTGGTGTTTATTCTATAAATGATGGATCTGGTGGTGCAGGTACAGTAATTACGATTACACAAACCGCTCATGGATATTCAGTAGGTAGTTTTGTAGTTGTAGATTTTACTAGTGGCACAGGTGTTGATGATAATTATGAAATAATATCAAAAACAGATGATACTTTTACCCTTACTTCTGCAACCTCATTAAATACAAGCGGTAGCTGTACTTATGGAGCAGAATTTAGTTCATTTAACACGTTTGCAAATGGAACACACAGAGGTAGAGGTTTTAAATTCAAAGTTAATTTATCCTCTTCTGATCCAGCACAAACAATTCTTTTAAAACAACTTGGATATAATGCAACTTTAAATAGAAGAGTTGAAACTGTAAATTCTGTCATTGCGTCTGGAAGTTCAACTAAAGCTGTAAGTTTCGTAAATAATTTTTTCACAGGTTTCAGTGGCACCAGTGTTGCTGCTGATACCGCCTTACCAACAATAGGTATAGTTATAGAAAATGCACAGTCAGGTGATTACTTTTCTTTACCATCTATAAGTTCCACAGGTTTCTCTATAGATATTAAAAATGGCTCAAGTTTTGTCAATAGAAATTTTAGATATACTGCTGTTGGTTTTGGTCGTGGTAGTTAGTTCTAAATTAAGATATACTTGAAACAAAAATAAACTAAGCGATGTCACAACCAACTACTAGTCCTAGTAATTCAGATTATGATGTGGCTAACGCCACGGGCGCAAACTTTCGTGGAGATTTAAATAATATATTAGATGCGATATTAACAATGAACAGTGGTAGTAGTGCGCCAGCCTATGCCAAGGCATACACATTATTTGCAGATACAAATGCTGGAATAATGAAGATGAGAAACGGTGCTAATGATGGATTTATAAATTTATTTACTTTAACTGGTGGTGTTGATGTTGATGCTGCAAGTAATTTCAATGAAGATGTAACTTTTACAGGTGCAAGTGCAAATATAGTCTTTGATAAAAGTGCTGATGATTTAATATTCAACGATAATGCTAAAGCTGTATTTGGTACAAGTTCTGATGGTCTTGAAATATTTCATGATGCAAGTGACAGCATAATTAATGACAATGGAACAGGCTCATTAAAATTACAGCTTGGCGGTGCTACAAAAGCAGAAGTGGTTTCTGGTGGTTTAACAGTAACAGACACTTTAACTGCAACGACTTTAGCTGGCACATTATCAACCGCTGCACAAACAAATGTCACCTCTTTGGGAACTCTTACAGGATTGACACTTAGTGGTGATATGACTTTTACAGGTGCAAGTGCAAATATAGTATTTGATAAATCTGATAACCAACTTGAATTTGCTGATAATGCAAAGGCTGAATTTGGAACAAATGGAGATTTAGAAATTTATTGTGATGGAACTGATCAATATATTGACGGCAGTTTAGATTCATCATCAGGAAATTTAATTATTAGAGGTGATGATGTAATCCTAAAAGGTTCAAATGATACAGTAATGGCAAAATTTCAAGAAAATGCTTCTGTTCAATTATATAGAGGTGGAACATTACATCTAGAAACAACCTCTGTCGGTATTCATACAACAAAAGCTTTTGTTATTGGTGCTTCTACTACTAGAGTTGCTGTAAGTGGCTCTAATGGTGGCATACAGTTACAAGGAGATTCTGGTGTTGAAACTGGAATGAACTTTATAAGAAATTTAAATGGTAGTGGTGGCCCTGAATTTAGATTTGCAAAATCAAGAAATGTAGGTGATACTGATGTTACGATTGTACAAGAAGGAGATACTTTAGGTCAGTTTGTTTTTTGTGGTGCTGATGGAACAGATTTTGTAAATGATAGTGCAAGAATAAGGGCTACTGCCGCTGGCACGATTGCTGAAAATACAGTTCCCGGTAAAATTATTTTTTCAACAACCGCAACAGGTGATAGCTCACCTACAGACAGATTCAGTATTGACCATCAAGGGTTTGTTCTAATTCCAAGTGATTCTGGCAGAATTAAGCTAGGTGCTGATTCAGAAATGCAGGTTTATCATAATGGAACAGATTCATTTGTGACCACCTCCACTGGAACACTAAAATTAAGACCAAAAAACACAGAGGATGGAATAATAATTAATCCAGATGGGGCTGTAGAATTGTACCATGATGATGTGCCGAAGCTTAACACAACTGGGTCGGGCATAACGGTGCAAGGAAGTGTAACTGAAACTTCTGATATTGCATTAAAAGAAAATATACAACCACTATCAAATGTTCTTGATAAGGTAAAACAACTAACAGGTTATAAATATAATTTTAAAAATACAAAAAATAATTCTATGGGAGTCATCGCACAAGATGTAGAAAAAGTATTTCCGGAACTTGTTCATGGTGATGAGGGTCAAAAAACTTTACAATATAGTGGTTTGATCGGTGCTTTAGTTGAATCTGTTAAAGAACTATCAGCTAAAGTTGCAGCATTGGAGGCCGCTTAATATACTAGGTAAAAAATTATTTTTATTATGACTCCAGAAGATTTAATCCAAGAAACAAAAGAAACTTTAGAATTTAATACAAAAAAAGTTGAAATAATAGATAAAGATATTCAACAGATAAAACAGGAAGCCGAACAAAAAATTGCTAAATTACAACAAGACAGAAATCAAATTGTCGGTCAAATTATTAAAGATCAAGGCGGTATAGAAAAGTTAGAAAAATTGATTAATGCTAATAATAAAGTAAAATTAAAATAAAGAAGTTAAGAAGTTATGGCAATTACAAAAACTTGGTCAATAAATACAATGGAGCGTGATGTTTCTGATGGTTACGTTACGAAAGTTGTTTATTGTGTTAAAGGTTTATCTGATTCCGTAGAGAAAGCCAGAGAAAAAGGTTATGTTGCTTTTACAAAACCTGAGTCTTTGCCGAGTGATTTTGTAGCTTTTGCAAGTTTAGATGCCTCTACTGTCTTGGGATGGGTGAAAACTAAACTTGGAGATGATGTAGCAAAGATCGAAACAAGACTTGAAGCGGAAGTAAATGAATTGATAACTCCTACAACTGCTTCTGGTGTACCTTGGTAGATAGGACAGAAAGTCCAACATAAAGTGGTGCTAATGCACATAAACCAGAAAATACTATAATTGTTGTTAATGGTAGTAATTTCAAAAACGCATTTCTCATATGCTTAATAAGATTTCGTCAATTTTATCCATCTTATCATTCTTGATAAGCTTAACAACTATAGGCGCTGGATACGCTGGTTACAAATGGGTAACAAGTCCACAATTTGAAGCGATGATGATTGAAAAGGTCATGGGATCTGTAAATAAAATAATGCCTAACCAAATAGAGAAGAAATTACCAAAAGTTACTGGCCCAATGTTGCCTTTATGATCTTTGGTTTTTTAGAAAAGCTTATAAAATATTATGTTGATAAATTAATTAACTGGTTACGAATGCAAAAGTTTAATTTAGAACTTGATAATGACATAAAAAAGTATCACAAAAAATTAGATAAAAAAATAAAAAAACCTAAAGTAATAGAAAAAGGTACATTTGGAGAAGATGGCTGGTCTATTTCTATTGGTGATGTAGATGACGAAGATACAAAAAGTTGAAATAAAACAAGTTTATGTTCCAAAAATAAGATTATGGGAAGTACAAACACCGACATTAGATTTAATTTATAAACCAGTTGTAGATATTCCAGCTTGTGTTGATGCTCATAGAAATAATTTACCTAGTCTTGTAGGAGAAGATGAACTAGGCACATATAAAGCTTGTGGGACGTTTGATATTCCTAGCTATGAACCTCTTGAATATAATCCTAGTGAATTTCTATATGTAGCACCACAACAGCCGTTACAAGAGCAACAAGAAGGCGTTCAGGCTATACAACCAGAAATACCAAAAAAGAAAAAAGAAGAAATAGAAATAAAACCATGTCCACCTTTAAACGCACAATTCAGAGAAGGAGATTACAGAAATGATAAAAAAATTGAAAGATTGGTAAAATGGGAAAGAACTGGAATTTCTTGTGACCCGATCTGGGAAAAAGTACCATTCAGAGAAAGCTTTATTGGTACACCTCAAGCACTCATTTCTACTGCTGTTATCGGTGTGGTTGCTGGTGGCTCTGCGCTTTTGGCTCCTTTAATAAAAAAACTTATATCTACAATATTTAAACAAATAAAGAAAAAACTTGATAAATCTAATTCTTAATTTCTAATTTATGGTTAT